CCAGTCTCGCTTATCGATATCGAGTTCCTCTCGCCGCCGATGGCCTTCCCAACAATCGTAGAATTCCCTGAACGTTAGTTCCCAGAATTGCTGCGGCAAAATGCCGATCGAGTACGCGGTGGCCAGCAGCTCGTCCCACTGCCAAAAGCCCGCCTCGTCCATTAGGAGACTGCCGCTGCTCCCTCCGCCGTCTTCTCCGGGTTGGAGTTCTTCTTCTCCAAAGGGCGTTCACGCTCCCTGGACTTGAAAATATGCGGCATCGACGCCTGCATGCTCTCGCGTACCATGGGGCCAATAGCCTGCGGCTCCGGGTGATTTTCGATCATGTCGCCAACCTCCTCGAGCGTCAGCTCGGGATCGTCCGCAACAAGACCCTGATGGAGAATCTCACGCAGGTCGGCGAACGCCATGGCGCGCTTTGGGTCTAGGAGCGTTGCAATGCTCATGCCCAGGGAGCGTTCCAAGCAACAAACCTGGTTCATGCCAATGCGAAATTTCCGGCGCCTGCCGCCAAACACGAACTGTACTTCGCCCTTTACTGGGTTTGCCATGTGCTCTCCTGTGCCACCACGGCACCATGAAAAGTGCCATCAATCAAGCCTGAGCCGTCCAGGTAGGTATGCCGGCCAGCCTGATTGTGAAGTCAAACTTGCACGCGTCGTCGTTCGGGGAGCCCAAGGTACACTTGGTAACCACACCCTGGCAGGTCAGGGCGTACACGCCGGTCAATTCCTTGGGAGTGTACTTGAAGTACAGGGTGGCCGGATCCGAGGCAAACCGCGTGGCGATGATAGCCGCCTGCTGGGTGCTGGCGGAGTCATAGACGGCGCTGCAATCTAGCGAGAAGTCGTTGCGCCCGCTTAGGTAGGTCTCGAAGGCCCCGTCGTCGTGGGACGTGACTTTAATCTCGGCGCCGTTGGCATTCATCGTAATTTCCGTGATGCCCGTAACCTCGTTGTAATTGGTGCCGCCGTCCGTGCTGAGCTTCAATTTGCCAAAACGGCCCTGAATCTTTGACATGACTTGCTCCTGTGCCGTTTAGCGGCGGGTGACTTGGATAGCAGCGAGTTGAAATATAGGATCCGACGCAGACACGTTGACGTTGATGTTTGGTGTGCCCGCCTGCCTCCACGCCTGTCCGGTCGGCAGGCCGAACAAGCCAATGCCGTTGCCCGACTCCGCGTCCGTAGCTGGCACCACAATGGACTTGTCCCCGGTGCGACCGAGATCTGGGTCCGCCACGCTAACCACCGTGACCGTCTTGGCGGACGCGGTGGCGTTTCGTGCCAGCAGAATCGTGTCTCCGGCATCCACGTAGTAGTGATTGTTGGTGGAGTCCGCGGCCACCCAACTGACGGCCGCGAGGCTGCCGTTTTTTGGCAAGACGGTGGTGGGGATTAAGGTACGTGCCATGTCATTCCTCCCGAATCATGCGCAGGTTGATGAACCAAACCGGATAGCCCGATGCACCGGCGAATTCCGGCTCACTGTCCATCACCCGGCAGTCCTGATAATCGGCCGGCGGCTCCAGCTTGTGAAGAAACCGCCACACCGCCCGCGAGAACTCTTCGCCGGCCTCGAAGCGCTGGGGCTCCCCGCGCAGGTAGACTGTGACCAGAGACACCAACTGGCTGTCGTCACTGAGACGGTACGTCACTGGCTCCCCACCGCGCAGCAGGACGAACGCGGCCGTGCTGGGCATGGTGCCATCGGGGTCGCGGGGGTAGGCGCGGTACAGGTTGGAGCCCGCCTCCAGGCGCACGCCCGGGGGTTCAAAGAGCTGGTTGTCCAGCACATCCACGACGGCTTGCGAGGGGCTCTTCATCGGGCCCTCTTGGCTTTCTTGGCGCGGGCCTTTCCTTGACGCCCCAGCGCCTTCGTGGCTCCGCTGAAGGGGTCGCTGGGTGCGCCACTAAAAGGTGGCGGTGGTTTACCGTCCAGCAGCACCGATTTGGCAATGCGCAGGAAGATGTCGCCGGCACGTGGACGCACCTCATTGACTGCGCGCTCGAGGTATTTCGGGCCGCCCTCCGTGTGCTTGAAGTCCATGCGCTCGTGCTGCACCCAAGCGTAGGCAGCAGCGGGCCCGCCGAACCCCACGGTGCAACTGCCGCCCTGGGGGTGAGTGACATGGCCACTGCCGCGCAGGACGCCCCATTTCTTAGGTGCGTTGCGGACGGCCTTGCGCAGGATGACCAAGCCGACGTTGTACGCGCCAGCGTCCGCGGCCTGTTGCGCCTTGCCGGCCGCAGCGTTGAATTTGCGGGCCAGGGCATCACTGCCGAGGATGCGCACGTGGAGGCCGCCGCCGCTCAAAGCAGCACCTCGTACAGAAGTGTGATGCCTAGCTCGTCGATGATTGGTTCGACGCGCTTGGGCATCCGGCCCTCGCCCTCATCGTGAGGATTGGCGCCCATGACCCATACCTTGTCTTTGCGCCCGATGGGCTGGGCCGTAATGATGGAGTAATCGCTGGCGTCCTGCTCGCCGTCAGGCTGGGTCACCACAGCACGGGTGGGGTCAATGCGCGCCTTGAACGGGATGGGCGCCGCGTGGATGGGGTCACCAGATGGGGTGGTACCCACGTGGGCCGCCACGTAGCCCACCTGCGCAAACAGCGACATCACCGAGGCGTCCAGAGTGGCCATTTATGCCCACCTGTCCCAGACGAGGGCGTCCGACATGTAGTCGCTGCTGCCGCCGATCTCAAAGGCGGGTTGGAGCGCATCCGTGTTACTGCGGGCGGCGTAGCGCTCCGACCAAGTACGGCCGCCCGCAACAATTCTTACACCACTGAGGCCTATGCGTTGCCTGAGCTTCGCGGCACGTTCGGCGTAGGCCTCGGCGCGTTGCGAGTTCTCCAGGCGCAGCTTGCCAAGCGTGATATCGACTTGGTTACTGAAGCGCGCTGCCAGTGCATCCAGTGCGAGGAGGGCTGCTTGCTTGGGCTTGCTGTTGGCTTCTGCCAGGAAATAACCGAGGTCTTCATCCGAGAAAAGCGCGGATGCCTCCACGGTGTCCCCGATAAGAAGCCGGACCGCGTCACGTGGCACCGTCATGGGATCTACGTAGCTGAAGCTCACGGTTACCCATCCTTGTGCTTCCGGCCGCGGTGCCACTTCGCCGGCGTCCCTGTTGTGGGTTCTGGCGGCGGCTCAGCAGGGGGCGGCTCGGCCTTCGGCGGCTCGGTGGCCACCTCCGCCTGCTGCTTTGCTTCGGGCCCCTTGCGAAACCAGCGAGCGGCTCGCACAAGTTCGCTGAGGCTGAGGGAGGGGCAAAGGTCCCTCGGCAGTTCGCCTCCGCGCATCCCCGCAACAAACTCCGCCTCCTTTCCGTCGACAACCTTTGCCAAGAAGCCATGCTCGAGCATGCGACGCAGCAGCGGCCACTGCGCGGCCTCGGGGACGACGTCACCGGGTTGCCGCGTATCACCGCTGCCGCCTCCGCCAAGCGGCTTGAGCACCACGTAGGTCATGTCAGGCAGTCGTGGAAAAACACGCCGAGGTCAGGGGCCAAAACGCGGTGGTCCCAGTTCGCCTCGGACTCGATGCGCCAGGCGCGCTTGGTGTCCAATCGCATGCGCACTACGCGCTCCCCTTCAGGTCCGGTGCCGCCCAGAAGTGGGTCGTTCCACACGAACGTGTAACCCGCGCTCGGAACGAAGATGCCAGGCGCCTTGGCGGTATGCACGAGCAAGGCATGCTCGCCACTCACGAAGGATACCGTCTGCGTTGGCTGGCCGGGGTTGGTGCTGGTTTGCACCGCATCTGCGATCACCACCTCCTCAAGGCCAAGGACGCGCGCAACGTTCTCTTGGGTGACCTGGGCCGGGTTGGCAGTAGTGGCGCCGCCCTTCACCCGGTCCATGAGATCGGGATTATCCTGGATTGCATCCCAAACCCGCTCTTGGAAAATGATCTTGTTGGCCGCTAAGCCGCCGTTGCGCTCCTTGAAGTCCGTCATTCGGGTGCGGATGTCCTTCCAGATGGTGGCAAGCGGGTTGTCCCACTTGACCGATGGCGTCACATCAAGGCTCCACTTGCCCGTCTTAAAGGTCTTGTCGAGGAATTCGATTTCCCGTTTGAGCCACACATTGTCGCCGGTGAGCCGCGCTGCGGCAGAATCGAGGTCAAACGTGCGGCCAGCCCTCAAATACGTGTAGTCTCCGATGTCGATATGGAGGGCGTAGGGCTCGCAAGTGTAGGCATCCTTGCTTTCGATGTTCATCGTCATGCCCGCCGACTCTTGAATGTCGCCGCGCTTCTGCGCTTGCGCGCGGAAAGCATCGCCGCGTGGCATCTCGAAGTATTTCCCGCTTTGTTGGTCGACTTTAACGACAGGAAAGAGCTTGCTGCTTAGCGAGTTGGCTCGGTTGAGCCGCGATCCAATCATCACATCGGTCAGGACACCGCTAACGTAGAGTTCTGAAGCAATCATCGGAGGCCCCTTTTAGATGGCGGTGGTAGCGGCTACGCCGGCGTTGAGGATGGTGAGGGTGAAGAGGTCGCCGTCAGCTGCTGCGGCTGTGTCGGCTCGACCGACCACGTATCCGCCTCGCAAGGCGTCGGAGGCGGCGCCGGTATCACTGGTGTCCGTCGCGCCCTTGGTGACGGTTACGGCTCGGCCCGAAGCATTGGTGCCCACCAGGGCCCCGCGAGCGATGGCGGCGCCGGCTTTGCACATCACCTGCCCCTGGAAAGCCACCGAGCAGGCCCGGCCTGCCGGTGGTTTGTCCTGAAGCACGCCAATCGCGGCCTCGCCGAGAGCGGAGCACGGGATGACGTTGCCGTCACTGTCGTACTTCATGAAGTGATACTGCTTCGTGCTGAGGTCGACGCCTGCGCTCAACCCTACCAGGTTGTCGACATAGGCCTCGAAAGCTCCAGTTGCTGGCGGCATGGTCTACTTCCCTTCCCGGGCGCGCTGCGCCTGCTCGTTGTTGTACGCCTCGTAAAGGGCCGGGTTCTCGCGGCAAACCAGCTCCTTCGCCGTCCAGATCGGCAGGTTTCGCGCCTTGGCTACTTCGACAGCGGCCTTCTGAATGCGAGCATCAGCGGTATCCGCATCGGAGTCGGCCCAGCCGCGCTCCGTCCCTTCTTCCTTGAGCAGCTTTTCCGTGCCACCCAGCTTTGCGCGCTCATTGGCACCGCGCAGCACCGCCTCGATGTCTTTGGCGAGGCCAGCTTTCTCCAACTTGTGCAGGGCCGCGCCCACGACCTTCTCGGGGCCCAGGTGACGGTACTGCGTAGCGGCCTTGGCGATACACTCGCGGAGATGCTCGGCGTCCTTACGCTCCTCGAGTTCTTTTCGCAGGGCGACGGCCTCGGCGCGGTCGGCTTCCTGCGCTTTGCGCACCATCTCGAACTGGGCTTGGATTTCAGGGGGCATAGCCATGGGTGCGTCATCCTTCTTGGCGGTAACCGGGGTGGTTTCTTCCTCTGAGTCAGCCGCCTTTTTGCTGGGTTTCTTTCCGTTCTCGTCTTCATCCTCATCGTCGTCGGCCGATGGCGCCGCGCTGAGGCGCTTGAGCGCATCACGATGAGAGTCCTGCAGGCTGTCCTGAAACGCGGTCAGCAGGCGAATAGCGCCCTTGATGGCAGCGCCGGCCTTCTTGTCCACGCCGCGCTTCTCCAACTGAGCGTCAAGCGCCGCCTCGTCCTCGAGGGGAGTTTCAAGGCAAGCCTTAATTATTTCGTCGTACATTGGGTCGTCCTCGTGTTTACGGAACGCAAAGCGGCGCTTCACCGCGCCCCGGTCCACGAGCGAGACTTCGTGGGTGGTCACGTCCGTGAGCAGGTTAGTTTTGGCGCGTGCCATGCATAAAGCCTCAGCGACCGCGTAGGAGCGCTGCGAACTGGTTTGGTTTTTGCGCCTCAGGGTGCCCTTGGATCGGGACGGAGGGGGGTTATCGCACCTGGAAGACCAATCCCTTAGATCGGGATGGCGGCGGCGGTAACGTGAGTATCTTGCTTCCACGCCGCGCCCGTTGCAAGACTTTGGCATCAAGGCGACTTTTCACGGAGGCAACCACAAATGTGGGTGGACGCAGAGCAAGGCAACCTGAGCGAAGGTGTGGTGCGACTGAAATGGCCCGATGGTTGGGTCGGGATGGAGCGGCTGCAGAATGTCGGGGGTCGACTGTCCGTAATGACCTCGCACCGTGGAATCGACTTTGCGGCTCCTTTGGAAGGGCAGGGTTTTAAGATGGATGACGGCAAACCGGAGGAGCCGGTGGACGCACCAACGCCGGCCGCAGCCAGCAAGCCCGAGCTCCCGCCCGGGGTCCCGGTGGAGAACGCCAAGCCGCAGTCACAGCTTCCGCCCTACTCCGAGCCACCCGAGACAGTGTCAGA